TAGGAACATTCACAAAGAATAAAGGACTGAAATCTGTCCCGGCTGAACAATATAACTCAATACCAGCTCCACTAAACCAGTTAGTGGTAGCATCAGCATTGGGTAATATATTGTACATAACTTGAAACCAATCCAGATTCGAATCATCATTTGGAGCACCAGCAGTGTTGTATGTTGCCGCTGTTGTGCGAAATTTATATTTCGAATGGAATGGCGCTGAAAAATTCAAAGAACTCAGAGTTCTCTGATTAGTGATGCACAAACCATTAATATCAGAATCTTGATTAATAATAAGATTTCTGGGTGTATTATTGGCTATGGTTGTTGAGTTTACAGTAGATTGCAAAGCTCTCGTTAAAAAACGATTGGTATCATAAGTAGATCTAAGAACTTTTAAAGTGCTTAGATCAATAGTATTCTTTATTAATGGATTAACGCGCCAATGCATTGATCCTCTAACACCAAGAAAACACTGAGATATCCATGTGACTGGAGTCCAAGCAGCCCAATTGTAATATTGGGGCAATCCTGAATTCAGACCAGTTACCACATTTAAACCATCAGCATTGTAACCTGGATATAAAGGATAACGATTGGTACGATGCACTACAAAGGCCCCTGTTCCAGTGAGAGCCGAAATTGTTGAAGGAGCCAATATATATGTAGAAAAACATGTTCTACGAAACAATTGTCTCAATGATTTGATGACCTCACCATGATAGTTTAAATAAATTGTAGGGGGTGGACTGGAAGGCTCCATTGCCATTTCAGTAACTTCTTGATCCACATCATAATTTTCAATAGCAGATTGGACTGGATAAGCACAAATAGCTTTTGATAAATCTGGATCAGAAGGACAGGCAAAAGAAAGATTTTCATGACCTGCTACAAATACTAATACCTGAATATCAGATGTATTTATAGGGGCAGATAACTCATTTAATATTCGTACAGTTAGTACACCATTGGTAAAACCAGCTTGATGAGTTTGCGTACCATTATTCGAGTAATTATTTTGGATCGTTTGATCTATACTTAAAAATGCAGTATCTTGCATGTAAGGGACGTTAACCTCAATATCAGAACACTTAGCCAAATCGACTATCTTAGTGTAAACTTCAGTAGAAGAATTGACTGTAGAACCAATAGCTCCAACTGGATCCCAAGATATACGAACACGACCTCTGTGATATTGTGAACAAATGAATTTAAATCTAAATTTAATATCACCTCTCCAAAATGAAAATAAAGAAGATACCAACCACATAGGTGTTCCTTGAATCAAGGTTTGATTAGTGCCAGCTTCAGCTCTCAATAAAGCGGGTGTTATTTTGGCAGAAAATAGGATAGCATCTGCAGCACCAGATATAGTCCATGGAAACTGTGTTAAATACGTTTCCCGTGTTACCATATTAGAAATGAGTAACTCATCCTTGAGATCAATGCCGACGGAGCAAGGATCAATAGTGAGCTCATTTTTTGGGTCCATTGTGAGTTTCTCTAGTTGGATACCAATTTCGGGGGATGCAAATTGTGGAAGTGGAGCAGGTATAAAAGAAGGTACATCAGTAATAACTGGTACGTTGGTAAAACCAAAGAATGAAGCCACTTTTCCAACAGTGGATGCAACCATACGTGTAGCTGTTGCATACTTACCAATGATAGGTATCTTTTCAAAGTAGCCAGCAACATTAGCAACAGCAGATGCTGGTCCTGAAATGGAACCATTACAATCATATTCATCAACAGCCGATTGCAAAGCTAATTTTACGGTTGGACCTGAAAGAGTGATATCCTCAGCCCAAGCATAAACAGTAATCGAGATAGGAGTCCCCGTACTGGCGTTTGCAAATTGTAATGGAGTAATAGGTCTCAAATTTACAGTACCTAGATCAGTGATCTCATCAAATGATGTTGCATTCACCCACTCCTTATGGTATAAAAATGGTAATTGCATAATACCACCCTGGGATGATTGTGGGTAAATGTAAATACGAGGTAATTGAGAAAACCCAACATTTGCAGCATCAGCAGATAATAAAGAATCATCTATTAATGCTGCTGTCAGAAACTTTTGTAAAGGTTTATATGCCGCTAACATACAACCAAAATGAAATGGAGAAGCATTAACTACAAATTTCAAATTAAGTTTACAGCGGAGTAAATAATAATTATCCAATTTCTTTTTGATAGATGGGTGATTAAAAAATAAAGCCCAAGGATCAAAACTAGTTGGTGTAGTTCCTCCCAAAGTCCAAGTATAACGTGTAATTTGTACTGGACGTTTAAGAAAATGTTCGATCTCTGCATTCTTAGAAACATAAGGATTTTCAGCTGCAATATCCGAAGGGATATCGGTCACCTCGCCCGGATTTTCATCATCAAAAGTTAAAATAACTTCATCTGTACTATCCGAACCTTGTGTGTTGGATTGTTGAACAGAAGATTGAACAGCCCAATCTAAATTGAAATCTCTTATATCAATAGTAGAACCTGGTAGGATTTCATAAACTGTATAATCAGTTTTCTTATTTCTTAGATACTTACCATTGAAATAAAGACCAAAATTTAATTTGGGCATTTTATCAAAAACAGATTTTTTAGATTCTTTATAAGCTTTGATATAACGATTATGAACAAAGCTATATAATTCTGATATATATATAAACTTAACGCGTACACGCGCTTCAACCCCTTGTATGTAGACAAAGATTGGTTTCTTAGTATCAACAAGATTTTTATCAGTCGTACAAAAAATCTTATTTTTCTTAATATTTTTAAACATATGTGAGATACTTGATTGAATACGCCACCCACAAACTGGCGTTTCCAATATATAGTCAATTGTATTAGCAAGTGAAATTTAGTCGTACCTATTAACACTTATTTGTAGGTACACCACTTTATATCATGTGATCATCAGCCGAGATCATCTCTAAAAAGAGATTTTGGGGAACGCCCTGGCAAATATAAATTATCATCCACTCTCCTCAATATACGAGATATAAAGTGTTAATTCTTTATGAGGCAGTAAACTATGATAAAGTTGCAATGTTTGGTTTTTATGGACATATTGCGACGCCCATCAATATATAATATATTGATTTAAGATTGTATTTTGAGATCCAAAATTCCATCATCATGTGTAATGGAATTTCTATCCTCTATTTTGTAACGTCCAGGCTGGATCTTATTAGAATTTTTCTTGAATGAGTATATCAAATCATCCCAAGTAGGGAATGTTGACATTGTTACCCAAGGTTTTAATTTTAATTCATCCACAATGGACATTAGTATAGCTCTCTTTTGATTGAATATATCCTTACCATGGAAGAAATATTCCCGTACAGCAGATGAGATAACTGCTATCGACTGTTCTTCAGATGAAATAGTTTTTGATCTCACCCAAACCATTAACATTTTTTCAATAGAATCTTCTTCCAAAGGAGCCAAATAGGAATTCAATTCATCATTCCATATCCAAGTTCTTTTTAGAAAAGATATTTTAGTTATAGGTAAAAATGGTACACTTTCAGCTTCTTTATCAGCCATAGTATAAGTAATTCCTACCTTACTCAAAGAGTTGGCTATATCAGTATGATTGAACCACTTGACTTTTGATGTCATAACATTATCATCACCATAAGATATAAACCTAACATTATTATTGAATGACTCAATATCTTTTTCTGGATGCAAATCCATATAAGCCAATCTAGCATATAGACTATTAACAAGAGAATTAATAATAACTGTAAGTGGATGACCCGAAGGATTACTTCCAAAAAATTGAACTAAATCACCATTAAAATCTATTAAAGCGAATGCTGTATCCTGAGCAATACAATGCAACACTAATATATCTTCCTTAGTATAGTTGCCTGATTCTTTACAGAGTTCAATAAGAATATCAAAAGCTGCCAAAATCAATTGAGCGGACATTTTCTTATCAAAACTCTTATAATCACCAGCAATTTTGTTAACTTTGGATTCATCACATCGCTTTGTACCTAAATTATTTATGTCATCGAATTCAAGATAATTGAAAATCTCTTGCCATTCTACAGATTGAGCATTGGTACCCACTGCAGTTTCAAAAGCAAATTTATTATTCTGAATCAATCTGATACAACTTAATAGATATTTCCTAACAACTAACGACCAATCAAAAGGAGCTCCTGTAAAAACACGCGTTTTGCCCATTTTGATCTTTTTAAAAGAAGTGGCTTCATCTTTGAGATGAGCACAAAAATTTGGATGCACACAACGACCACATTTATACTCACTAAGAATATGAGATACGCGCTGCATCATCTCATCATTAACTTTAACTGGATCTTCCAATCCATGTTGAGCTGCTATAGCTTCCAAGAAATATAATTTACTCTTTTTCCAAGGGTTTCCGGCACTGGTATTGCGCTTCATCTTATCAACATAGGCTACTCCTTGAGCACCATTGAGCGCGGTAAAAGTATCATATACATGAAGCATGTCCTTGAGGGCACCCTTCCTAAGATTTTTCTTAATATGGTTTAAATATTGATCTTTGCATTTCTCAATTTTATCTGAAGTGATAATGTTGTTGACATGAACCATGTCTAAAGCAGCGATTCTCCAAGGTTCCCATCCACTCATAATAGGAGGTCCGTATTTCACTTTAAAACCATGCTCTGAAAGAGCATGAGCTAATGGCGTAATTTGAACCTTCGATTTTGGTTGTGGTCTAAAACCTTTAAAGGACCCATACACTTCTGCGGCTCCTTCTTTAACATATCTAAATACAGATTTATGAGACAAGCTCCCCAATTCCCTGGGTGCTGATGGTGCACTCAACATTGGGGTACCAGATTGTACCATGGTATAACCCTCAAGCAAAGGTTGAATTAATTCTTGTTTTAGTTCAATGCTCGCAACTTGATCATTGAAACCAGCAACATGTAATCCTATTATCATATAACCATATCCAGTTTCTGCTATCATGGGCGAACCGCAATCTCCAAATTCAGTTGGATCCATAATATTTGCCTTCCATGAGTAACCCTGATATGTAGGCAAGTTTTCATAACGTGCTGAAATTTTGTTAATTCTAATCAAATTTCGTTCCTTGAGAGAACCATCCTCTAAACGCGTTAAGTAAAAACCATTATTTCGACAATCGCGGAGATTGGAGGGTACATACCTTAAAGTATCCTTACGCGGTGGCATAGCTTTAAGTATCATAACACACAAATCATGTTTTGGATCCCTGCGGAGATCGTTCTCACAAATAGCAAACTCAAAATTTCTAGTTAAACCATCCTTATGATTGGTTACTACCATTTTTATTATAGCATTTGGAAAATCACTCAAATTGGGTACGTTGTGCTCATTGGTAACATAAGCCTGACCACCCAAACACAGAGTCTTAAATCTATAACGCCTACCTACTTTATCATCTATAACGCAATGAATTACATTATTGGAGATAACTTTAATAAATTGTTGTCGCGATAAAGGTTTGCTCGAACAAATTTCTGGGGTCAAATCGATAGGAGATAATTGAAAATCATCTGCATACCAAACGTTCTCACGTTCATTGGCCATAGGTATTGGTTTTGTTCCAACTTTATCTTGTTCTAATGGTATGTCGTCTTGGATTTTACTGTCATCATTCTGAACATCACTAAAATCAGTCTTATTTACAAAAATATTTATAAAATTCTTGAGTAAAAATCCAGACATGAGAAGAGCTGAACTCATACTCAAAAAATTTAATAAAATACTGTGTTTACCAATTATTCTGTGTACTCTATCACCCATATTAGTAAACATCCGACGTTTAAATTCAGTTATGAGATTTATATTAAATTTTTCATTGAAGAAACGCATTAATATATCAATTAACCATTGTTGGCCTACTCTACTTGCCATAATTAGAAATGTATAAAAAATACTCATAAAATAATTTAAGAGAGTATTGATAATAAAACTCTC